ATGCCATTCCAGGTCCACGACCTTGAACGCTATCAAGCATAACTTGATATTTTAGGTTAGAAGTAAAAATATGCTTTTGTTCAGGACGAAGAGATTGATAATCTCCCCTGTCTTTTTGTAAAGAGACTTCCTCGGGTCTCCAAAAGTATCCTAGTTGTTGGGTTGTGAGTTTTTCGAAAATTGGGTATTTGTAAGAATCGTATCTTTGAACTCCTAGTGGTTGTCCAAAAAACATAGGTTGCTTTTTGGTATCCACTTCTTGAGAGTTGAAAACGGTCATTTGATTAACCACTTTTTTCTCCGTGCTGTTTGCCTTAAACTTGAAATCCATACTTTTACCACTAATAATTTTTAAACTCACTCTATCATATTTAACCTAGTTAGATTTTAACATAACTCCACCTGTAACCTTTACAATGATTAAAATTTCCTTCACAAGTATATTTGATATTGGATGGATTTGTTTCTACAAATTTAGCAGCATCACTAATAGATTGAAACTCTCTTAAAAAGTTTCCTTCAATATCATACTGAAATACTTTGGTTCTTTTTACATTTGGATTATTTTTGAGTGTTTGAGATGTCTTACTTTTGCTTTCTTCTTTGTGCGATTTTCCAGCAAATCCACAAGGAGATGGTTGCCCCTTTCTCATTTTACTCCATTTTTCTTTTTGTTCTTCTGTATGTGTTTGATTGTAGAATGGATTTTCTTCTCCAACAAATTTTCCTTTTCTTTTTATAGATAAAAGTTCCTTTGTTTCTTCCGTATGAGAATATCCAAGAATTCCACCATCACCACCAAGAGTTTGGTTATAATGTGGTTTTAATTCAGAAATCCAAAAAATTTCTCTATTGCTTAAATTATTTTTACATATTTCAATTTCCTCAATAAAAAAATTTTCCTTTCCATATTTTTTGATTGCTCTGTGGAAATGAGATGTGGAATATCTTTTAATAGCATCATAACAATGATTATAAAATCTTGCTGATAAAGGTTTTATAGTTTTACCAATATAAAACTCACCATTTAATTTGTTTGTTATTTTATAAATTCTACCTTCCATAAAATAAAGTAAAAACCTACTATTATTTATAATAACAGGTTTTTATACATTTGTCAAATGGAACAACTATCACAAGTTGTTTCATCGGCATCAGAAAGTTCTTGAAGCAATGATTGAAGGTCTTGTTTTGGTTCTTCAACTTCATCAGTTTTAATATCATAAGTATTCTGGTAATATGCCGTCTTGTGACCCAACTTAAAACAAGTAAGCATATCCTGTGCCATTACGCTAACAGGAACTTCATTATTGTCATAATTCTCTGGATTATAGGACCAGTTTCCAGAAATCGCTTGATCAAAGAACTTCTGCATAACTGCAACAATATTAATATACCCACGATTGCTAGGCATATCCCAAAGAAGTGTATAATTGTTCTTAAGTGTATGAAACTGTGGAACAATTTGCTTGAGAGGTCCTTTCTTAGACTTCTTAACTGAAAGGTATCCACGAGGTGGTTCAATGCCGTTTGTCGCATTGGAGACGACAGAACTACTCTCTGAGGGCATTTGTGCCGAGAGAGTGGAGTTTCGGACACCATACTTCTTCACCATTCCCCTGAGTTTTTCCCAATCATATTTTAGCACATTTGGAACTAGTTCATCAACATCCTTTTTATAAGTATCAATCGGCAAAATACCTTGACCATACTTAGTGCGATGTGAGTATTCACAGGCACCCTTTTCTCTAGCAAGAAGAGTGGTTGCCTTAATCAGGTAATACTGGAATGCTTCGGTCAAGTCATGAACTAGTTTCCAGGCACCAGGATCATCATAATGCTCACCATGCTTAGCAAGATAGTGTGCAAGACCAATATAACCTACTCCAAGTGAACGACGTGCCTTTGTGGCAATTTCTGCTGACTTAACGGGGTATCCCTGAAAATCGATGAGTTCATCAAGACTCCTAATAGCAAGATCACAAAGAACTTCTAATTCATCATTATTTTTAATTTTACCAATATTAATAGCAGAAAGAATGCAAAGAGCAATTTCACCATTAGGATCATCAATATGTTGAATAGGTTTTGTTGGAAGTGTGATTTCTTGGCAAAGGTTACTCATCGAAACCTTATCAACAAAAGAACTATGGGAATTGCAATGATCGATATTCATAATATACAAACGACCAGTTTCGGCACGTTCTTTCAGGAGATCCAGAAAGAGTTCTTGAGCACCAATAGTTTTCGACGGAATAGACGAATTGTTCTCGTATTGAACGTATAACTCGTCAAACTCGTCTGTTCCGAAAGCATCATACAGACCGGGAACATCGTGTGGGGAGAAGAGTGTGATTTCTCCATTCTGAATAAATCTCTCATAGAAGATTTTGCTGATTTGGATAGAATAGTCCAACTTACGAACACGATTGTCTTCGGTTCCTTTATTATTCTTTAGGACTAGGATATCACTTATTTCTTGGTGCCAGATTGGAAAGTGGACAGTTGCTGATCCACCTCTGATGCCATTTTGAGTGCAAGATCTGACAGTTGCTTCAAACTTTTTGAGGAATGGAACAACCCCCGTATGAGCAACTTCCCCCCCTCTGATTTTAGCGTTGATGCCACGGATTCGACCTGCATTGATGCCGATGCCTGCCCTTTGAGCAACATACCGCATAATAGCCAAGTCGCTACTGCCGATGCTATCGAGGGTGTCATCAACATCAACAAGAACGCAACTTGCATATTGACGAAGTGGTGTTCTAACTCCTGCCATGATGGGAGTTGGGATGTTGATTTTGTGTTTGGAGATTGCGTCATAATACTTCTTAACGTAGTCTAAACGGGTTTCTTTTGGATACTTGGAAAAGATGGTTGCGGCAATCAGCAAATACATGAACTGTGGGGTCTCATAAATCTGACCACTGCTACGATCTTGTACAAGATACTTGTCACTAACTTGCCTAATTCCTGCGTAGGTGAACAAATAGTCACGACTATGATCGATAAATGACTGGAGTTTTTCAAACTCTTCAGCATCATACAAATCAAGAATCTCTGCATCATAGACACCAAGTTCTACGCATTTTTGGGTATGCTCCAAAACAGTTGGGCACTCGTGCATACGACCAAACAACTGCTTACGAAGAGCAAATAAAAGCAAACGAGCAGCAACGAATTGATAATTAGGATGATCAAGATCGATTAAGTCTGATGCAGAACGAATTAAAATCTCCTGAACTTCTGCTGTTGTAATTCCATCATAAAATTGAATACCTGATTGCATCTCAACTTGTGATGCGGATACTCCAGCAAGGTCTCTACATGCCTCTTCTACCATCAAGTGAAGTTTGTTTAGATCTAAACCTTCGACCGATCCATTTCTCTTAACTACGTTTGTTCCGTTACTCATACTTTCTTCCATTCGTTGAATTTGATTTTTGCTTCGAGTGCTCTATATGTATTTGATTTTAACACATTCATAACTGAAAGTCCAGCAAGCACCATATCGTTAATGTCTTTTTGCTGAACTGCTTTTGGCCAGATGACTACTTTTTTACCCCCATCGATGAGTTTGGAGATCCTGTTACAGATTTCTTTGTTGCGGGGTTCATTATCAAGTACATAGACAATATCATCACCCAAATTAAGACTATCGAGTAGAATATCCGATCCACACATTGCGATGGCATTTTTGACAAACGTTGAATCAAATGGCCCTTCTGTGACGTAGATTGTTTCATCAGTACTTACCTCATCTAGTCCATAAACTTTGGGAATACTCTCGTCTAAAATCACTGTAATGTATTTAACATTACTAGGTACTAAAGATCTTCCTTGAAATCCAAAGATTTCACCCCCTCTAGTGTGCAATGGTATTATTATGCGACTTTCATCTCTTACAATCCTACTAAATGTGGGTTTTTGAGTATTAGTCCATGCCTGGAATTTGTCAGCAAAATAAAACTTATCAGGATTTAGAAGTCTCTTCTCAAGATAAAGTTTAGCAATAGGATTTTCGGATGCCTTTGGTAAGTCCAATCTTTTCTTAAAGATAGGTTTCTTAAACTCAAATACTGGTTCTTCAACTACAAAGTTCTTACCAGTATGTCCTTCCTTAAACTTTTCAAGGGTGTATTGCTTATGAAGAGTTGGGTCTATGTGTTTGAGAAAGTTATTGAAAGATAGACTTGCTCCACAGTTATGACACTTGAAGTTTGTATTATTCTTGACCGGATAAATGTACCCTCTTGTCTTGTTTTTGTTCTTCTGGGAGTCTCCGCAAATGGGGCAACGGAACGTGTATAAATCCGATTTAACCCTTTTGAATTTTTGAAGACGCGAAGATACGAGTCCAATATACTTGGAATCAATCAAATCCATTATAAAGGGTGCTTATCTGAGTCTCTCTATTCTACCGTTGTCTTGAGTGGTTGTCAAGATATTTGCCAGCATTTCTGAGTTATTGATGATTAAAGTCACTACTGCAAAAATTCCAATACCAATCCAAACCTTTTTTTCTAATCCTTGTAATTTATCCAATACAACATTATGATCTGTATCCATCTTGTTGCTTAACTGGTCAATCTTTGTAAAGAGTATAGCATCAACTTTATCATTAGACTCAATCTTTTGCTCATGAACTGCCAACATTTTAGTCACATTCGCACTTACTTCACTCATCTTTTCGATTGCACTTTCAATACGTTGCATCAACTGCTCAGTAGTATGAAGCTTCTCCTCAAGAATAGCTACTTTTGTTTCTATTGTTTGTGGTTGAGGGGGAGTGTACATTGGATTTCTATGGTTGCGGGGTTCTTCTTTGTAACCAATTTTTGCGGAATCCCGCTCCATAAATGTATTTATTCTTCTTTTTTACCGGAGGATTATCACCTGCTTCTTTTGTTCCTGCGATCTTTCCACCAACAAGACTATTGGTAGGAGCACCACCTTCACCTTCTTCATTAAGAGAACGAATGATATTAATAATTCTATCGATTTTACTTTCCATCAGATTGCTTGCAATTGTTTTAAACACTCAAGATCTTCTTCTATAGTATTAATTTCAGTTTTTGGATATTCTGGAAGTCTATTTAAGAAAAGTAGAAAACTTTTTATAAAAGGCCAAAGGTCTCTTTCTAAATTAAAAAATAAAAGAGGAACTGCGGCATCATCAAAAACATTGAATAATACAGTGAGGTGATTAAGAATCAAATGAGTCTTAAGCACCCCGGTATTTTTATATCTTTTCAACAACCGTTTTACATATTTTATTCTTTTTAGATCATCCTCAAAATCATCTTTGGTGACTGCCTGAGGATTATCATAGAATTTTATAGCAAATAACAAATAGTTATCATCATTCAATTCATCAAATCTCATAAATCAATTAGATATCAGGAAAAAATGAATCATCACCAGCATCACCGGTAGAAGTATAAGAAGCAGTCCCAGTTGAAATTCCAGAGAACGCAACAAGAGTTTCTGATTTAACACGATAATTGCCGTGCATATCAGTGTAAGTATGAACACCGACCCAACCAGCGTGTGCTGCGTGATATTTGGATCCACTTGTATTCACACCAGTTTGCTCATAAAGGTCAACACCAAAGATTGAATTTTTCAATCCAGTTGATGTAGTTTGAGTACCAGAATAGTTGGTATCCTCAAGAGTATAAATTGGTTTTTGTGATAGTGTGTAAGCAACTCCAGTGATTACCGCACCACTTAAATATTGTGTGGTTGCGATTGAAACAAGTCTTTCTGAAGTAACCCCAGAAATTACTGCCTGTCCAAAAGTTCCACCAACACCAATTGTAATTATGGTTCCTGTAGAAATTCCTGCTGCTCTAAAGGAAGTTCCTGTTCCAGTAATAGTTTCAGCAGCATAATTTACTGCAATTGTACCGGGAGAGAATAAACTGTCTGCCGTGCCCCAAAGAGCCATGTGTCTTACCTATGAGATTCTGTTCTGATAATATTTATAAAAAAAGGAGACCTTGGTTTTGGTCTCCTTATAATTTAGAGTTAAAAACTCAGGGTGTTAAGTCCTTAGCACCTTTTGATTTTAGTTGTCCTTGTACTTGTAAAAGGATGAGTGAAAGAAGACCGTTTGCTTTGATTTTTGGATTTGCTCCAAGTGCTTCCGAAACTGCAAAAAGAACAGTTGCGATAAGTGCCTGATTAGCAAGTGCCCATGCGATAAGTGCTGACATAATAACCTCGTGTGAAGAATGATCCTGGATTATTTATCAATCGTTGTATGATTTTTCCTTAGGTGCTCCAGGAATGCTATATCCTTTAAGTTTTTTCTTAGGTTTTGGTTCTTTTTCTGCTTGTGCCTTTCTCTCTTCAGTATCTTTTTTATTTTCGGGAGAACCGATAATTGCCTTTGCACCATGTTTGTCGGCAATTTTCTTTCTCATAATAGCAAGAGCATCATCGGCAGTTCCTTCAGTTGTAACCATTACCATAGGATTTTTCATTCCCATTGCTCTCAACTTATTCTTAACAAGATTTGTGGTTGTAGGAATTGAACGTGGGTCAGTTTCCTTCTCACCTTTCTTTTTAGGTTCAGTACCACACTCAGTTTCTTCTTTCTGAGTTTCCTTATTTTTTGCCTTCCAAGCAGTGGCATAAGCAATTGATTTCTCTTTATCACTCACACCACCCTTAGCATATCCTGCCTTGATGTGCTTGACCATTCTCTCAAACTTTGCTCCGGGAGGTGCCTTTTCAACGATCACATCACCTTCCAGTTCATTGTGGGAAACAATGGATGAAGGAGGATTTACAACAACTTTATTCTTACCCTTCATTACATCAATTTTCTTATTATTTTCATTCTTATCACTTACTTCACCAAGAAATTCTTCCTTTACACTTGAAGTATCCTTACCATCAGGTGTTCCACCTTTCTTGCGTTGAATTGCATTATGAACTGCACCTGCGTGTTCCTTGGCACCACTTTCTACTTTTCCGTCACCATCATAATCCTTACCCTTACCTGCCTTAGTTTTAGCAGTTTGCTCACCTTTATTTCTTTCACCTTCGTAAGGCTCACCATACTCAGTCATCTCAACAGAAGAGATATTAGGATTTGCTCTTAACTGAGAAATCTTTTCACGAGTAGCATAACGAACATATGAACGACCAGAGTTCTTATCAGAAACTCTTACCTTGTACTTTCTATCTTCAAGTGCATTCAGTTCTTCAAGATAATCCAGTTCAATAGGTGCTACTTCTTTCTCAACACCCTCAAAAAATACTTTGGTAAAAGCACTTGTAATTGTATTAGTTGCCAGTTCTTCAATTTGGAAATCTTCCTTTACGGCACCAGCACCCTTTGGAAATACCTTTGCCTTTACTGCAGTTCTTTCCTGTGGATTCAATGAACTATTTTGCATATATTGTGAGAATGCTTGTTTGATATCAACACCCTCTCTTCTGGCACGATAACGAATATCATAGACTGCCTGACGAACACGTTTTTCAGCATTTGCCTTAGGGTCATTAGGCCCTTTACCATCTTTACCCTTAGCAGCAGGGGCAGCAGCAGGAGCAGACTTTCTTGCGGGAAGTTCCTCAAAAATGTTATTATTCATTGGGAGATTTGTTTAAACTTACTTTTTCCTATACTTATTTATGAATTGTATTCCCCAACTAGATCCAGGAGTCATATCCTCAACGTGTTTTCTATACCCATCAGTTCCAACCAGAGTATTTGGTTTTCCAGGAGTTCTCATTTTCTTGGACATTTTCTTCTCAGTATATGCCTCCGTTACATCCTTAATCCAGGACTTAAACATAATATGATCTTCTGTGACACAGATAAGATAGTTGGTTCCTCTACGAATAATTCTACCAACCAATCCAGTATTGAGGTTTTCTACCAAAGAACCGATTTGGAAAATCCTATCGGCAATATAGTTCTCACGCAGATTAGTCCAATCAAACTTAGGTGCAATCTCCCAGAGATTCCATCCTTCTTTGATATTCATAGAAGTACGTAGATTGTCAAATAATTCTTGAGCATCTTTGCGTTTAAAGTCTGTTGGAAGACCTTCTCTAAACTTACGGAAGTCTCCTTCGGCAGCAGCAAGTCTCATTCTCGATGCAGACATTCCTTCGACACCTTTTGCATCAGGGTCACGTTCTCCGGCAGAAACTACTTCGATATTATCAAAAGCATATAATTGGCCATTGTAGTTATTAGATAATTTTTCAAATTCCTTTACTCTATCAGAACCACCGACAATTCTAACATTTGTATATCCATCATTATGTGCTTTTTTTAATACATCAAAGATAGTTTTGTTACTAGCATCATTTGCAATTCTTTCACTATGTCCTGGGAACATCCTCCTCATATATGAAATCTTTGTGTCAGGGTCAAGAGGATTCTTTTTCTTATCCTGACTTCTTGATGGATAGATTACATAGTCACCACCATCTGCCTGCGATGCCGCAGCAGCAGTGTCCATAAGTTGCTGATGCCCAATCGTAGGGGGATTGAAACGACCAAAGGCAATTGTGAGAGTGCCCTTGGTCTTCTCTACTGGGGGTGGAGTAGCAACCGGTTGCTGTGGTTCTTGTGCTGCTGGCTGCTGCTCTGGGGCAGCTGCTTGCTGCTGCACCGGTTCTTGGGAAGCTGCTGCATCAGTCCCCTGAGAAAGATTTTTTTCCTTTTCAGTTTGTGGTGGGTCTTGTTGACCAACTTTTTGACGTTTGTTATAAAACTTAAGAGTTCCTTTTTCAGTCTTTGCTACAAACTCTCCACTGGTTTTATCATACCATCCACCGTGCCCATCACCGACAAGACCTAGACGGGCTGCCTGCTGTGATGCGGTTCCTGCTTCGATTAAAAACTGGAAAAAACTTTTCATTACTTATTTCTTTGATTCCTACAAATTTCAGAAGTTATTGCCTTTTCATTAGCAATAATGTATCTTATAGCACTTTGTCTAATCTTTATATATTTATTCTTTATAGATTCCTGCTTGGTTGAATTAATCTTATTATCTATCGTAAAATAGACATAAGAAACAAAATCCTTAAAGACTTCTTTTGGATTCTTATTTTCACTATTAAAATTTTTAGAGATTTCTTTTATAAAGTCTTTAAATTTTTTCATATCTAAGGTAATAGAGTATCAGAAGAATCTTTAGCTCCAGAAAGTACAGAATTTTCAGTTTTTGATGTTCCGGACCAAGGGGCAATAGACATTTTAAGACCTGTTCTAAAATCAGAACTAGCAAATTTCCACCTCATTTGAATTATACCTTTATCACCCATAGGACCTCCACTAACACCAACACTATATCCACCAGCACCACCTAAATCACTAAAAATTATTGGATCATCTTGCAATAAAGCTTTAAATTTTGAATTATTTTGTCCCGTTGGAACAACTACATTAGCAGATGCAGTAGTAATTTGATTCGATCCTGTTTCATAGTTACCAGTAACTTTTACATATTGAGGAACTTTACTTGTATCAAGTAACTCTTCTAAAATATAAAATCTAACATCAATTTGGTTTTTTGATTGAAAACCACTTTTTAAAAGATTTCTACATTGATTTAAACAAAGAGACTTATATTTTTGGCCTATATTTTTTGGAATTTTTTTCCAAATTTGTTCTGGAACATTTTTCATAGTTTTACTTAAAGGTTGTCCAGATTCAACTAACATATTATCACGAGTTTCTGCAAAAATATCAGAAAAAGATGTATCATTGCCAAATAAAAACTGACTTATTTTTTTTACTCCAGGATTTTTAATTGGGGCATCTCCCTTACCTTCTACCATTTTTGCTGAAAGTCCAAGATATGGAAGTTGATAATCAGATCTTGAAAAAGTACACAAAACATCTGCGGGGTGATTTTTAGTTTGAGATTCCCACCTAGAATCTGTATTTCCGGATACTTGTTTCCAAGAAAAATCAGATTTAGCTGTCCACCATACATTTGTTGGATTACCATAAAAACCATTTTGATTTGCCCAACTTATAAATTTTTTAGACATTTCTTGGGCAGCAATCTGAGCTTGTTGTACCTTTACTTGCCCATTAGTTTTTGATAAAACTTTAGTTACATATTTTTGATATTCTACATCCAAACCAGCAATTCCACCCGACCAACTTCCCAATAAACTATATGCTAACCATAATTCATTCACATATGCAGTATCGGATTGTGATCCACCACCTTTGGGACCTTGTTTTGTCATCTTAACAAGAATATATTTAAAATATTTAGTACCCAAGAGAGGACTCGAACCTCCACATCTTACGATATATGCTCCTAAGGCATACGTGGCTACCATTACACCACTTGGGCAAAGTGGAGAATAGGAGACTCGAACTCCTGACATCAGCCTTGCAAAGACCGCACTCTACCAACTGAGTTAATTCCCCGAGAACCCCGAAGGGTCATTTATTTATGTGCAATTTTTACACATCTCCATCTTCTCTGTTTTCAGAACGATAAACATCAAAAGCACCCTCTGGGTAACGAGCACTCAGTTTCTCATAGTTCATTTCAAGAACTTGCTCAAAACTAATATCCAGTGCCATACACGCTTGTGCAAGATACCAGCACAAGTCTCCAAGTTCACGCTTCATATGAAAGATATTCTCCTCAGTATAGGGTTTGCCTTGAAGGATGATCTTTTTGACTACTTCGGTAAATTCACCCGCTTCGGCACTCATACCAAATGCAGCAGTCATCAGACGAGAAACATCAGCACCTTGTGCTTTCAGTTCATTCAAACGATCAACAAGTTTTGGATATTCACTACTTGCTGGACTAGTCGTTTGACGAACAAATTCAATATACTTATTAGGTTCAATAGTTGCCATATTTAAAACTTAAATCCTTCGAATGATTTTTTTGGTTTGCTTTCTTCATAATTATACTCCTCCTCTTGTCCACTGTCAAGTATGTCATTTTGTGCAGATTGCTCCACATCATAAAGTCTCATCTTTGCACGATCAATACCAACAACAAAACGTTTGAATACTGTTGGATCATTATAACGATTCTTCAGTTGTTTCACCATAATCTGCCCTAACCCCTCCAACTCTTCAGTAGAAATAAGGGCAAACATAAGATCAGCAGTAGCAGGGAGACCAAAGGACTCACTAGTATCAGTAAGTTCAACATCAGAATTCCCATAACCACTACGAGTAGTCTGGGTAGCGGAAACAATGGGAACATTGAATTCCACTGCCAAACCACGAAGTTCTTCTGCAATTGACTTAATATACGAATAAGAATTGACAGAACTATTTGCCTTATGCCTACTGGAAGCACAAATATTAAGGTAGTCAATGAAAATAATATCAGGTCTAAATGATTTCTTAAGAGCAAGTTCATTCAATAGTGCCTTAAAATGTCCAGAATGTGCCGAAGCAGTAGGATACTCTTTAATGATAAGAGTTCCTTGTGTCTTCTTTGATAAACTTGTTACCTTATTCTCAAATGTTGAACGTGGGAGATCAACCAATTGCTGAATCGGGACATTGAGAAGGTTTGCATCAATTCTCTCTGCAATTCTCTCTTCCGCCATCTCAAGAGTGATGTAGAGTACGTTCCTGCCTTGTAACAACGCGGAACTAGCAACATGGCACATGAAGAGGGACTTGCCGACTCCCGTACCAGCGAGAGCAATATTGAGAGTCTTATTAGGTATGCCACCTTTTGTGATTTTGTTGAAATATTCCAGATCAAATTCGATCTTATCTTCTTTGCGGTGATAGAACTCATAACGTTCTCCATAATTTTGTAAATAGTCGTGCCCGATGTTATTATCAAAAGATACTGCCAGGGCATCAGAAAGAATGCTAGGAATTGCATCCCGATTCTTCTTTCCATCATTACCATCAGCAATATGAATTGATTCCATCAGAGCAAGATAAATTGCTCGGTCACGACACCATTTCTCAGTAGTATCTAGCAACCATTGCTTCTCCACTACTGAATCGTTCAGTGTTTCACATACCTCACGAATATCTTTAATTTCAGTTTCGGTTAAATCAGTGCGATTCTCAATCTCAATACCAAGTGCTTCTTTGGTAATTGCAGAATTATACTTGACAATAAACTGAACGATTTCCTCAAAGACTACTTTTTCAGACCTTTGTTCAAAATATTCGGGTTGTATAAAAGGTATAACTTTTCTAGAGTAGTCTTCATTATAAACAAGATTTCGGAGAATCGTAAGTTCAAGTCGTTCCATTATTCCAATTAAAGATTTCGTTTATGATGTGGTACGTCAAATACAAAAGTAATTCTAACGTTGTCTCCAATATTCACTGCTTTGTGTGGAAGTTTATTATTGAACCAAAAGAGTGTTCCTGGTTCAACAATTACCGTTTCCTCACCAACACTATACTCGTATTTTCCCTGAATGGAAAGATGATATCTATCTTTTGTAAGATAATAAGTTCCCTCGTCAATATGAGAACCTACCATTTCGCCAATAGGTAGTGCTAGAAATCCACAACGACGAAGTTTCTTAAAATACTTTCTCAAGTAATTAAGAATTTCCGTGTGTTTCTCATACGCAGGAGTTTGAATACAGATTTCAGTATTACCAACATACTGACCTTCTGCTTCAACTCCACCGACTATAAGTTGCAATACATCCACAGTTACTGTGTATTCTGTGGGATCCAATTGTTCAGCATCTTGAAGATCTTTTTGAGACCCCCAATCCTCTGGATATTGTTTGAGTTGTTCTAGTATCTTGGATACATCAACACCAGTTTTTATAATTCTGATGTTTTTCATACACCATAACTAACTTTGTTACACATAAAATACATCAGGATAATTAATTTCATTTGCTCTATATCTCAATTGTCTTAAACTTAATCCATCAGAACCACCATCTCTTACACATTTAGAAGCATCTTCCCATATTTTACCATAAACTGAAATTAATTTTGAATTGTAATTTTTTACCGATTTTTTCTTTTCGCTTATAAGTTTTGATGATTCTTTAGAATTAATTTTTCCAAGTTTATTTAATAAAATACTCTGTTCTCTTTTCTTTTGTTTATATTCATCATTTTGATGTGATTGTTTCCATTTATCAGAATTTATTCTAGATTCAGTCAATTTAGTTTGATCTCTCTTACATCTATAAACTTGATCTTCATAAATTTTTTTCAATTCATCATCTGATAAATTTCCACCTAATATTTGGAAAGCATATAAATCATTAATAGATCCACCAACTAACCACCTACGATGATGAACTTCTTGATGTAATCTTCTTGGAAGTTTAACAAGATTTTTTGGATCATTAGTTCCACCTTCAGATCTTGGTATTATGTGGTGCGTATCTATAAACATTTGTGTATGGTTAGTAACCATACTTATTTATATCAGTTTCCATAAGAAAATTTTTGCCTAGCAATTTCATCAAGTGCTTGTAATACTTGAGGAGTAAAATATTGTTCTGGATTTTTTAATATCTCCTTCCCATATATTTTTTTCCCATCTATTTCATAACGTCCAGCAACATTTTTCCACATACCACCAGATTCACCCAATTCCAATAATCCATAATACTTATCAAGACCTCTTTCATCATAGTAAAGACGAATCTCAACATCTTGATTTTCTTTACTCAATCTGGATTTAACACTCTTTGCTTTGATAATATTTCCAATGACTTCCGTTCCATCCTTTTCTTTCTTTTTTCCTAAATGAATAATAGTGGAAGCAGCATATTTAAGTCCTGATCCCCCTCCCATTTCTTGCATAGGAACATAAGATCCTATAACTTGATATATGTGATTAGTCACAATCATTGGAATTTTTGCCTGACCCAGTTTCAGAGTAAGCATACGGAATGCACCTTTAATCAGTTGGGATTTGGTCATATCCCTAACTTCCTTATCATTTAGGGCATCATTAATCTCTTTACTTGTAGAAAGCATACCAAGAGAATCAAGAACAAACATACAAGGATTTCGTTCTGCTTCTGGTTTCTTCATATAAAGATCAACTGCCTTCAGTGCCTTACCACGAAACTCTTCAACTGTGACCACATTGACGACAACCACTCTAGTTGTGTCAATGCCTCTGCTTTCCAATAAGGATCTGGTGATTGCAGCTTCAGTATCAAAATACAAACAGTATCCAGTAGGATTATTATCAAGAAAATTTTTGACCACTGCCAAACTAAAGAAAGTTTTTCCAGTAGAACTTTCACCTGCGATTGCAGTGATTTTATTACCAGATACACCACCAAAGATACTCCCAGATACAAGAGCATTAAATATGTACGAACCCGTGTCCACATAAGATTCAGTCTCGTCAATGTCTGATGCCAGTTGTGTGTATTCTCCACCAATTTCTTTTACAATATCTTTAAGAAAATCCATAATTAGTTAGTCTCCATCGATTTTTGATTATCAATATAATTCATTTTATAAGTCCAAAGTTTTTGGTATAGTGCAATATCTCCGCCCAATCTCAGAGCACTAATAATAGTATCCAATTCCTTTTCGTCAACAGGCAATTCCATCAGGTAAAAAATAAATCAAGGTTTACAGTCTTTTCTACGTTCCACCCAATGGCATCTAGGATTGCTTTGAGTGGTTCTACAAAACTCTTTTCAAATTGTAGTTCATAATCGATGTATTTGTCAAGACCAAGTTCTGTAGGAAAGTCTTGAATAAAGGAGATAATATTCTCCTGAATAATATTAGGTTTTTTAAGATAGATGAACTTAATCTTCTCACCATTACCAATAAGTGAATATTTATTAGTCAGGTTCTTCTCCTTAATATAATGATTAAAGAGAAGTGCTCCACGAACGTGAATAGGAGTTCCCTTCACATAAATGTCTGAATGGGAACGATACTTACGAACATCAGATGCTGTGCGAGGAAAGGCAATCTGTTCGGGAGGAAGTTTCTTAAAAGCAGTTCGGCAATTATCAATATACTCAATAACTTCCTCTTCTGTGCCACTCATCATAATTTTTAACCCATCCTTAATCATTTGACGACAAGGTGCCGGAGTAGAAGATTTAACTGCCTCAATACCCATCATCTTCAGTTTAGGTTGATCATAACGAACACCTTCACTATCCCAGACATTCAGGATATAACGTTTCTTAGCAGTCCAGATTCCACGATCAGCAATATTCTCCCTTTTCATCTGCATCTTCTGGGCATAGGCATTCACATAATCTGCCAGTTCTTGGTAGCAACTTTCAATATATTTTTCAAGTTCCACCTGAGCGACCTTATCAAGGAACGACACAATGCTCTCAGTAGTTTTTTCTCTTCCCTTGTATACAGTCTCCACCAAAGGACCCATATTAAGGTAGATAGAATCAGTATCCGAAGCAATAACATAGTCAACATCATTTGTCTTAAGAATTTTGTTTAGGTACTTGTTAATTTTTTCTTCAATCCAACGAATTGAAACTTGCCCAGAAAGAGTAATTGCCTCAGCATTTGCTAGTTTAAAATAACGGAAGTACTGATTGCCGATAGCACCATAAGCAGAGTTAAGAGAAATCTTTTTTGCCATCTGAACGTTATTACATCTGGCAATTTCTTTAACAAGAGCATTAGTTGGAGTTTTCTCATACTGCTTCTTTGCCTCAATCATTTTCTTTTTGAAAATGACACGTTCGTTATACATCTTCTCCATTAGTTCTGGGAGAAATCCACGAACATCTTTACGATACATCGCACCATTGGCACAGACCGCATAATCACTATATTCGGAAAAATCTAATTCTTTGTTGAGAATTTTTTCCACAGTTACCGATGGGTGCCTTTGTTCCATCAGAGTTTCAGGGCTTATGTTGTATTGCATAATTAAATGCGGATATAGACTATTCAAATCGAAATTGACAACATAATCATACTTACCAGGAATTGGTTCTTTTACATAGGCACCAGCATACTTAGCATCTTTATCAGTTCTTTCCTTTGGGGGAATTACAATATCCCGACTCTTAAGATAGTTGTAGATAATAGTATCCCACATACGAACTTGAAAGAATACATCGGCATAATTTACTTTGGCATCGTATGCCATTGTAAGTGCAAGTTCAATGAGTTTCATCTTGTCTTCCAATCGGTCAACAAGTTCTACGTCAATGATGTTATATTCTACAAACTTCTGCCAACCTTTTGAGTAAAAGTCTTTAAAAGTATCAAACTCTGAGTGATCTAGTTTTTTCTGCCCAAGTTCCACATTAGCAATATGGTCAAGACGATAGGATTCCTGGTTTGTATAAGTGAACTTCTTATACAACTCAAGATAATCCAGTTGAGTTACTCCACCAATATCATAAACAATCTGTTTACGACCAGCAATGAATACTTCGGATTCGGTTACAAGTCCCCAAGGAGACAAACGTTTCATTAACTTCTCACCCAGAATCCTATCCATACGACGAGCAATGTATGGCATATCATACAACTGGTTATTCCATCCAGTCACAATCTCTGGTGTATTATTCATCCACCAGTGAATAAAGTCGTTAAGCATATCATATTCAGTAGAGAACTGACGATACTCAACATTCTTTTGATTATTCTGAAAGGGGCCAGCACCCCAAGTTGTGATCTTTTTTGTATTATAATCCTGAATTGTAACCAAAAGCATTTCCTCGGCAGCACTTGCCACATCAGGAAATCCGTTTTCGGATGCAACCTCAATGTCAATTGTTACGAGTTTGATTTTAGCAATATCAAATTTGATTTGCTCTTCTGGATAGTTATCAGAGATGTATTGATAGATGTATCGGTCGTTTCCATAAATCTTGAAACTTTGCACACCATCATATGTCTTAATAAACTCACGACAATCACGCACAGAACCAGGTTGAATTGGTTCCACACATTCACCGTTCAGTGTCTTATATTTTGTTTGTTTTTTAGAAGGGACAAAAAGAGTCGGAGAAAACTTCTCACGGATCATGAAACTGTTTCCATTTTCATAACCACGAACCAAGAAGTGATCCCCGACCATCTGAACGTTTGTATAGAATTTTAAGGACATTATGCAGTTAGTTCAAGATACTTTTCAACGATTTCGGGAGTTGGATCTGCGATTGTAAGAATACTATCAGAATGAATCATCAATTCAGTTTGATTAGTAACTTCTGGCCAACGTTGGAGGTCATCTTCACCAAAAAACCGATAAGGATTAATCAGTTTACAATCAGGTTCTCCAAGTTCAGAACCAACTTCAACAATTTCAGTAATCAATATTATGTCAACCTTTAATAGAAGACACTTCACTTTCCGTTCCATTTACCTTTTCCTCATACATTTCTTTAATAGTTTTGACTGGTTCAACAATAGTTACAATCCAATCAGGTCGAACTGGAATCTCATCATCACTTGTGAAGAGAATCCAAGAGGAGAATGTAATACTCACAGAATCAGATTCTGTAGGTTGTTCTGTTAAGAAGATTGAGTTACTGACTTCCATTTTATGGGGTTTTGTAAAAAGATAACCACATACTTTTTCGTCAGAAATCAACTCCTTAATATCAGCAATTACTGATTCTCCGGATTTTAATAGAGCAATCTTTACAGACATTTTTAGTTTTCCTCTCAAGTCATTATAGCAAAAAAATGGGGGAGCGTCAACTGGTTTTTGCCAGTTGCTCCCCTTGCGGCAACAATATTCAATAATATTTAGTTAAGTTGATAAACTTTCTTTTTCTGATGCTCTGGAATCACTCTTTTAATTTTAATAGTAAGAAGTCCATCAACAAATGAAGTATCACAAACTTCTACATCATCAGAAAGAGTCCACGTGCGGGTGAATGCTCTCTTTGCCAATCCTTGATGTAGATACTCATCATCAGTATCACTGACCTTCTTCACATCTACAAAAAGTTTGTTCCATTCTGTAGTAACTTCAATATCTTCTTTTTTATATCCAGCAAGTGCAATTTCTAATCTGAAATCAACACTACTTTCTTTGATTAGATTATATGGTGGATAGTTTGTATGCGATTCATACGCAGTATCAAACCTTTTAAACCACTCATCCAATCCAATACTATTTCTTTGAATCTCCATCAGATACTTTGCAGTTTCTGGCACTGAGAGTGTAAGCGAACTTGTTCCGAACATAATAGACCTCCTTGAGCGTCTGTAAGTTAATAATGTCCCCGAAGGCAACATCATTAGTATATATCAATGATCATAAAAAAGGGGAGTGTTGTTCTCCCCACTTTCTTATTCGGTTTCCTCTTCTACCCTTTTCTTTTTGGCACCAATATTGTATTTGGTCTCCAAAATCCAATCACCCTTGTCCTTATAGGCAAGAACTTTGATTTGATTGAGTGGTGCAATATCAGAAATCTTAGAAACATCAACGATTTCTACCAGACCCCAATCTGCAATCAATTGAGCAATGCGGTTACGACGCTGAACGTCATTTACCGTAAGATTTGCATGTTTGCCATCAAGTGCAAACAACTCTTTAAAATGCACGAGATAGTATCTACCTTGCTTATGAAGAATATGGCAAGATTGATAGATTTTCTTTTCCTTGCGTGAAGCAACTCCGATACGTGTCAAAGTCTCACGAACCTTGAGAAAATCATCAGGTTCATTTAGGATTACCTCAACCATTTGGTCAGGTGTCCAATTTACAACAGGTTCTTGAACGACGCTCATTTTGTTCCTCCAGTTTCAAATTTCGATTTAATAAATGTTAGTTGTTCTTTGGTAAGAATCCTCAAAGCCTGTTTTGCTTTCTCATTACTATAACCATAGTAACGTTTCACATAATCAAGATCTTTGATCGTATCTTTACGGAGCCAAGGAGAAAATCTCTTCTTAGTCCTCAGAATATTTATAAAAAAGTCATACTGCA